GCATTTGAAAATCTGCATCTGTATGCATCTCAAACATATACTTTACCATAGCCTTGTAAGGTAATTGATAAAGCCAGGACTTATCTTCATGATCACCAGGAAGGAACCCAATTTCACGAGTAGCAACAAGAGACCTAACAACATATACCTTTTCGTAAGGAGTCTTTTCGTCCAAGACATCTTTAATTGCGTTGTAAAGTGTAATAAAAGTCTTACCTGTACCAGCACAACCATAAGCAACTATATTCTTCCCACTCTCATAGGAATTAAATAAAAGTTGTTGATTGGAAGTAAGAGGTTCTATCTCCCTCAAGAAATCATTATTAAGTGGTTTCTTTCTCTTCATCTGCTTGGCCGTCATTCCGGCACCTACTGGTTGTTCTACTTTCTTTTTACGTGGCATACTTAGATAGGTCTTACGTTAGATTTAGGAGCTTTAGATGCTTTATAAAGAACATCATTCCAACCTGGATGTGACTTCTTTAACTTGTCATAAATCTCTCCAACCTCTCCAACTCCAGCAACACCTGCCATCCAATCTTTATCCCAATCAGGATTATCCTTACGCCACTGCTCATAGTTTTTCATTGTAAGATTGAGTTCTTTAGTCTCGCCAGTTTCTTTATGTTTTACAGGGTATGTGGGCATATCAATATAAAGTTATGTGTTTTTATTTATTATGAAGCTTAAATGCTAAGCTAATTCTCATAGGACAAGTCTGATAGGAAAATGAATATCCCTTATGCATAATCTTTCCAGGAAAAATTAACAATCTATTCTTTAAAGGATGAACAAGGGTTGGTGAAGTTGATGATGTCATAATCTCAGTGAATCCACCCCATCCATATTCATAATCACTTACATAAAACAATACAGTTATATCACATTCATCATTATGAAAATTTCCTTCTCTTCCAGACCATTGACCATTAAAATAGATTCGTTCTAATTTGTATTCACCATCCAAATGTTGCTTAACTTTATCAAACAAATACTTATTATAAAATTCTTCATTTGATACATCCAAATATAAAAAGCCCAAGTTCTCCTTATTGGTAGAGATACTCCGTTGAACTTCCCATTCAGTAAGGGGATCATAACATTTTTCTCCAACTCTCTTTAAATCTATCTTATCTAAAAAATTATCAACAATTTTTATATCCATCCAAGTGCCTCAGAAACTGTTGGGAATTGTTCTTTAAAAATAGAACGAACATTCTCTACAAGATCCATATGTTCTTTCTGTGTACCATGAGCAGATCTTAAATCAATATAATGAACCCATGATCTTACTGAACCAGTCATATAGAGTCTAGTGGGTGTAGCAAGAGGTAATACAAACCGTGCACACTCTTTTGCAATTCCATCATCAAGCATCTGCTGATAGAGTTTCATTCCTTCTTTAAAATGATTGTCCATGAGTCCATTATACTTCTCAACAAGAGATGGATCCACATCATCAACACTATTCTGACGATTCTTTAAATCCTGACTGCGAAGTGCTGGTAAAGGTATCTCATCTCCTAACAAACTACTATCAGCATACCTCTGAGAGAACTCCTGGTATGTAAATGATCTATGTCTTAATATCTGTGCTGCTAATCCTCTAGTAGTATTGATCTCCACTGTCATATGTGCCTGTTCAAATACAGACCAATGACCATGTTGAATACAATACCTTAAAAGTCCAGCAAACTTTTCATTGTCCTGATTCTTGGGATTAGAAACTCTGGCAACATAAGCCATCGTCTTCTCCGCATCAGGAGTAACACTAATAAATTTAATCGCTGTATCCGTCATCGTCATCAAAGACCTCATCATAATCGGTAATTTGTGAGAATGCTTTTGAATTACTGTAAGCATCCACATCAGAATAAACCTCTGACTCCAGTGCGTCAACTAAGAGTTTGAGGTTTTTAACAATAAGTTTTAACTTTTCTCTTGAAGGATCCATTACTTAAAGTATTGATCTATAACTTCAACTTGATCATGATAACGTGCAATCTTATCCAATTCTACTTGAATTGCTTCAGTAATATCTGAATGCTCTCCAATACCTGCTGGATGTTCTAGGTAAACATTAACGTTTGCTCTGTGCTTTGCAATCTCACCTTGTGCATGGGCTTTAACTGCTGCTATTAGTTGCTCTCTCATATGTAATGGTGGCATAAATCTCTCCTATATTGGTTATTATATATTAAAAAACCTCCCCTGTAAAGAGGAGGTTTATGCTTAGTCCAAGTAAGACTTAATTCACTTCGCACACACAGTTGTTGACTCTGTATGCTTGATGCCTCTGTAAGTTAATTCAGAGACTTGCTTCTGACAACGCTTGTTGTCATTGGTATCATACTTGATACCTCTGTAAGTGACTTGTGCCATTGTGTTACTCCTAAAGTAGTTGGGTTTTTAATCCGTTCCTTTAGTCGTTTGCGTCCCCGAAGGGATGAACGTACCCGTTCCGCGACTTACTTGCGACCCCGAAGGGTTGAACGATTGTGTTAATACTAACACAGTTACTTTATTTAGTCAAGCAGAACTGTAACATGTGATACAGTTTTTACATATCTTCAATCTTATAAGGACACATTATCCTTTCAACGATACCACGAGCACTCTTATTGTGCTCAATAAGTTTATTCATCCATATTCTTTCTGTAAGAGTAACTGGTCGTCCCAACTTTACCCTACAAGCAATCTCGCTTACTTTAAGTCTACTATCCTTACTTAGCATCGAGTGGTCTTCCATGCTTATCAACTAATCCTAGTTTCTTTGCTTGGAAAAGATTAGACTTCCTACGTCTTGTCTCTTTCTTATATTGTTTGATAATTTTATCCACTTCATCATTAGATATTTTAACATTCAACTTATCATCCTTACCAAACCCCTCTGGATTCCCAGAATCAATATAATCATTAATCCCATCTTGAATTTCATCATGAATAATATCCTGAATCTTGTCTCTCAATTGATCCCTGACTTCATCCTTCTTCATCCCTTTCTCCTCTTCCTTTTTTGTGGTTCTTTATATCCCCATTGACTAGGGTTTACTGTTCCCTGCCCATAACCAATTTTCTTAACGGAATCTTTTCCATACTTATCATAATACATATCAAAGACATTTACCGCTTTCCCAGAGCGAGTTACATCTAAACGCTCCTCTCCATCAACCACATAATAAACTTCAAAGGCATCTGAAGGAAGTTTCCTATCATTTGCCTTCTCTTTAGTAGTTTTCTCTAGGATAACTTCACAAGAATAATCGGAAGGGTTAATTTTACTTTGTTCTTCTTTCTTTTCTTCTGCTGCCACAGCTTCTGCTCCACGTCCTCTTGTTTGACCACCAACATTCACCGTCATGAACGATTCCCCCATGTCATATTTGGATATGCCTGCTTAACCTGATCTATCGAAACATCATACTTACTTTCAAGATCTTTATCCTTTACAAGACAAAGAAGTTCTGCCTCTTTAGGATGAAGTCCTTGAAGCATGTTGATAAAGATCATTTCTCTACGAGTAGTAGTTAAACTAGGGTTACCTCCCTGAACAAAATGATAAAAATTCTTATACTCATGTCTAATAGATGTTTTATTCCTTCCATCTAAGTCCTGTCCCGTTGCTGACTCCCCTCCTGCTGCCTCTTTAGCAATGTTTTCTGATAGAGTACCAGCAAATGTAGTCTGTGCATTAGTCTCGCCGTAAGGAACTGGTCCTGGAGGGAGTAAACTAATTACTGAACTATCATAATTCCATACAAAAATAGTCTTGATAGATTCATGCTCATAATTTTGAAGAACTTCTACCTTTTTTGCATTTGTTTTCTGTGCATTTACTAAATCTAATATCTCAAAGATAAAAGGATTGCTAGGTAGAGAATTAGTAGCAGGTGCTGGTTTTACATCTGCAGATACCTTTACTCTTGGCGTTGCCTTACTTTTTGCTGGCAACTTAGCTCCAGTACTCTTGGGTCTACCCCTCTTCTTCGGTGTCGGTGTCGTTGTCATAATTGTTTTCAAATCGAACTGCTACAATTTCATCAGGAACTAATTGCCCATTCTCGTCAAACATCTCTGGATGAGTGTACACAAACTGCGGTGTTGTTTCATAAGAATGTTGTCTTGCCATCCATCCTATCATACCTCCTACCAATAATGCAAGTAATGAAACTACTGTTGTTAAAGTTAAAGTTACTATGGTCATTTCCATGGCATTCCTCCAGAGAGATTATTTTTTTCTAATGTCCAGATAAAAATTAAAATGGAACACTATCTCTCTGTTGAAGAAAGAAAATAGATTTCCAAACTTTACCTGAAAGGTTTTTGGTGCTTCTGGTTTCCTCCTCCTATTACGTAACAATAATTCAACCCCTCTGTTTATCTCCAGAGGTTTGTCATTATTTAGATCCTTTTTTTCGTCTTCCTGGTTTTCTGTCATTACTATATCTCACTGCATCTTCTAAGATGCCTCCTAAGTATTTCATAATCTTTCTTGCCTGAGGTTTAGGAATGTGATGATATGCCTCACGCAATTGTTTATGTTCACTATCCTTACCCCCTCTAATATATTCCCTCAGTTCTACTACTTCATCAGCAAGTTCCTTAGCAGTAGAACTTTGAAGGAAAGCATCAACCTCAGCCTTAGTTGTCTTACGATACTTTAGAAACTCATAGAATTTCAATTGCATCTTACCATCAAACGCAAGCTCAATGGCATGTTCAATCAACTCATATACATTTTCAAAGTTGTCTTTCATCAAACCAAACTGTTTTCCTTGAGGTACTGTACTGTTTCGGTACACCCTCCAAGATTATCTCCATTTAGAACAACTTGGGGGAAGGTAGAACCTTGACCGAACTGTGAATAGAAACTTGGTTTATCAAAATCTCTATCGAGTTTATATATGACATGTTTAAGTTCCGCGAGTTGCATTACTTCTTGAATCTTGGTGCAATAAGGGCAACCATCACGGGAATACACAGTAAAATTCATCAGGTCTGACATGCGATATTTAAAAATTTTATTTATTAACTGTCGTAATGTGACAAGAAATCTAAGTAAGATTCTTCTTCAACGTATGGAACATATTTTAATTCTTCACAATCAACTTCTTCATCATCAATGTAGCACTTAATCTTCTCTGGATCTATCATTTGAGACCTCCGGCATAGTGTCTTGAAGAATTATACTATAGGTTTCCCTAGTTTTCATCTCCATCTTTATCAAAAATTTACACATCTGTTGTAGTGTTTCTATATCATCACACTGATCAATCTCTCTTGCCATCTTTTCATACTGAAACAATGACGAAGTATTGCGTATAAAAATGTCGTCTGGGTTCATTTAGAAATCCTTATCTGGGTCATATTCATACCACTTTGCTTGATAATAAGTAACAACTATACCTATACCAAGAAACAATGCTGTTCCTACATACTCATTCATCATCATCCTCCTTTTTCATTAGTTTATCATAATCTTCAGCATTCCTAATGTATGCTTTTTTTAATTCTTCAAGATCCCACTCAATCTTTTCTTCTTCTTCCATTACTCTTTAGGGATAAGTGCTTTGTACTTTTCATATAATTCACCTATCTTAGGTTCAGTCCCACGAGACTTCCATAATTGGGTAAGGATAAGAGTCATGTCCTCCATTGGTACTACAACAGAAAGGGATCCATGTGTCTCTACTTCTGGTGGAGCAACTAGGTCATCTCCAGTTTTAATAAAATTGTCTAGTGCATCTAAATCTGAATGCATTTATCTACCCTCCCGTGATTTGTTTCTAATAGTAATATGATTACCTTCGATAGCAAAATCTAAGTAATCAGTATGATCCCATCCAAGTTCTTCATAAAGACCATTTAACTTATCCATATCATCCCACAAATCAGTGGGAGTAGGTTCACCCCAGAATACATTGTCTTCCATTAAGCAAATTGCCTTAGCTTCTGTAGTATATATTTGTATGCCTCTACTATATCACCTTCATCTTTACGAAACAAGTCTTTATCGAAACGTTCCTTAGTATTTTTCTTCCATAACCTCATATTATCAGGACTCAATTCATCAGCCAAGAATAAATCTCCATGAACATCATGTCCAAATTCTAATTTAAAATCTACAAGATCAATACCCATGAGAGTGAATAACATTTGAAGATGTGTATTTACTTCAAGTGCTACCTCCTTCATAGGTTCAGGATCAATACCCATCAGTCTTACCCTATCATAGGTAAGCAACGGATCATCCTTAGCATCATCCTTAAGGAAGTATTCCACTATAGGTGGTGAAATGTTAGTTCCTTCTGTAATATTAGTATTCTTAACAATAGATCCTGCTGCTATATTTCTGACAATAACTTCTACAGGGATAATTGTTAGTTTCTTACAAAGTAATGTATTCAGAGAAGGGCAGTCAATATAATGGGTCTTAATCCCTCTCTTCTCCATCAACTCAAAGAGTAATGCAGATATAAGACAACAAGTAGCACCCTTATCTTTAGGATACTCTATGAGTCTACCATTACCAGCAGTTACTTTATCATGAAAATGTATATAAACCTTCTCTGCCTCATCTGCAATCTGATAAACAGACTTTACCTTACCTTGAAGTAATAAAGTATCGTGTGCCTCATTCTGAGGTACTTTAGTATAAAACAGGTTCGGTTGTTCTTTACTATCTCCACTCATTTATTTTTCCTCATTGGTACTTGAATAGTCCAAGATCCACCTTCTAAATCAACCATCTCAAAGTTCTCTTCAACATATTTTTCTCTTGCCTTCTGCTCTTTTTCTCTTTTAACTAATTCAGCTTCACGTCCAGGTTCAGGTGATATCTGTCCATACTGAGGAATAGTAAACCCAAACTCTCTACACTCTTCTGAATCTGCAAGATCAATGTTACATTCTTCTGCATACTCCCAGATAGCAGAATCAACCTGCCCAAAGAGAGAATCAAAAGTCATTCT